TTATTCTTTCTTCTTGCGTTCTGTTCCAGCCTGTATAGCTGCGTCAATCCCGAAAAGGCAAATAGCCATATCGTTTATAATTTCATTTCGCCAGCGAATTACGGTTTTTAACCCTTTGTCGATCTGGAAGCTTACTTCTTCCCACGTCATTTCCTGCGCGTCCTCGGGTAGCGGCGTTCCGTCCGCCCGCTCCTTGAAGTAATACAAACGGATAACGGCAAATTCTTTCCGGTCTTTGAACGCCTGTATTACGCGATCCAGCCGCTTGAATTCCTTTGCGGTTATATCGTATTCCGCTTCCTTGTCCTTCTCCATATCCTCTAAAATATCGTCCGGACTTTTCCACGCTTTGTTCGGGTTGAAGCGGACAACGCCGCTTCGTCCCTGCAACTCTACCCGTGTATAAGCTGCCTTGTCTGAAACAATGCGCTTTAACGTCGGATAGCTGTATAAAAGCTTCTCCGTAATTTTGAAGTAGTTTCGTTCCGGCGCTTGCTGCTGCAAAACTTCCACCGTCTGCCGCGTCGCCTGTGCAACCGCCGCCGCGATTATATCAAGAACGTTTTGCGGTAACTGTTCCATTCTGCCCGCCCTCCTGCGTTTCCGGCTCTACTATTTCAATATTTTGATTTTGTGCAAGCTTGCAATAAACGCTTAGATCGTCCTTGTAGCCTTCAAAATCATCTATGCGGGTAATCTCGTAATACTGCCCCTTGTATTCAATCAGCATATCGGCTGTAATGTCGGTACGGTAGTTTACGACAAACAGTACTTCTTCCGTTTCGTTTACCGTCGCCGAAGCGAAGAATTCACTTCCGGAAAGCTGCCTGTAATACGCCCAAAGCCGCCCGCTATGTACGGGTTTCCATACGTATGTAGCAAAACCGTTTTCATTTACTGTGCGCGTTTCGGCAATGAACCGTATTTTTTTATCTTTCAACTTCATTCCTCTTGCCCCCTCGCTTTCAATGGTACTTTTTACAATGCGCCTATAAACTCGTTGTATTTCTCGGTCAAGCCCACGTAAGCGTCAAGAAGGCTCGCCATGCCGTCTATGCGTTGCTTCGCTGCTTGATTTTTTACCGGCGTTATGTTCCCGTTGCGGTCTGTCTGAACGCCTGTATTTGTCAAACACCATTTCAAGATCGGGTTATTATTGTAAACAACCCGCTTTGCCTGTAAGTCTGCCCCTAACTGCTGCATAGGAAGGGAAAGCGTCTGCGCGCCCTGTCTGCATGGGATCATACTAAACCCGTTCGCTTTCATTTCCTCAACCCAATAACGGGCGCTCCATGCGTCATAGTAAACCCACGCCGGAATGATTTTATATTCCTGCGTCATTTCGATAAACCACGCTGTAACGTCCCTGTAATCAATCGTATTTCCGGCGCACGTGCGCAACAATCCACGATCGCGCCACTTGTCATACGGTATCTTTTCTTCAAGTACGCGCCTTTCAAGCGTTTCTTCCGGTATCCAATACATTTGCGTTACATACCGCTTTTCTGTTTCCTTGTCTACCATAAGCAGGGTAGCGCACGTAAGGTCAAGCGTTTTCGACAAATCCGCGCCGCCGATCGCAAACTTGTTCTTGAAGCGGGCAATATCAAAGGTTTCCGGATTTTCTATATCGTCAAGGGTAAGCCACGCCGTGCTTAACGTGTCTTTGACGTTGAATTCTTTAACAAGCAAGCCCCTAAGTTCGCTCGGGTTATTCTGCGCGCGGGCAATTTTTGTTTTCAGATCGTCCAGCTTCTTGATTGTGCCTAATGCCGGATTAGCCTTTTGCCACGCTTCCGGCTGCGTCCATTCCTCGCGGCTGTCTAATTCGTATAAGATCGGCAAGAAGGTATCATCTTTGAAAACGCCGTCAACGATATTGCAAGCGGTCGCATACATTTCATCAAAGATACATTCGCGCACCGTTCCCGCCGTCGTTATCATAATCAAGAGCGGCTGGCGGCGGGCGCTCTGCGACTGCTTCAAAACCTCATACAAATTGCGATCCTTCACGCCGTGCAATTCGTCTATTATGACGCAATGCGCGTTTAGCCCGTCCATACTCCCGCTATCCTTGCTCAACGCTTCAAAGCGGGAGAAGGTCGCCGCAAAATATAGATCGCCCTTGCGCTTTTTCAGCAATTCCCGAAGCTGGGCACTCTGTTTTACCATGTTATAAGCTTCTTCAAAGATAAGCCGCGCTTGATCCCTCTTTGTCGCTGCGCTGTATATCTCTGCACCCGCTTCAAGATCGGCGACAAGCATATATAACGCAATGCCCGCCAGCATGGTGCTTTTACCATTCTTGCGGGCTACGTAGAACATAGCTTCGCGGTACTGCCGCAAGCCGGTTTCTTTATCGACGAAGCCGAAGAGCGCCGATATAAAAGCCTTTTGGAATAATTCAAGGGTTACGGGCTTTCCCGCCCATTCGCCTTTTGAGTGCTTGCAAAACCGCTCTATAAATTCAATCGGTCGAAGTGCCTTCTTTTCGTCGAAGATATAGCGCCCGCCTGCTTCCGGCTGTTCGATCCGCCGCGCAAGCTGTTCATATACCTTCCTAACCCGCCGCGAAACAACGCATTTCCCGCCTTCAATCTCCTTCCAATACTCGGTAATGTAGTTCACGCCTTATCCCTGCTTTGTGATAAATTCCAGCACGTCGTTTTTCTTCTTTTCATCCACCTCGGGCGGGGGAAGCAGATCGACAAGCTGTTTATATAACAGGCTGTAACGCTGGATCGTTGTATTGTAGGATTTTAGCGCTGGGCTTTCGCGGTCAAATTCCTGTACGCCCTGCTTGAAATGGTCGGTTGTGCCGTGTTCCTGTATCTGCGCTTGCAAATCATCAAGAACGCCCGCCATAAACGTAATGCGTTCTATGAGTTCTTCGCCTATGTGTTTGCGGTCTGCCGGAACAAGCTTCAATATCCTGCGAAGCTTCCGCAAATCTTTCAATCTTTCTTTATCTCCTTTTACCGTCAAGCCAAAACACCCCATTTCAAAACCGCTGCGCCCGCTTTACCCCTCCCCTCATACGCGCGCCCTTAGAGGGGAAAAGAAAGGTTCCCTGCCGCCGGTGCTTTCCCTCCCCTTAGCATTGCGAAGTGGGGGGGATTGCGCCGCATTCCAGCGACTTGTTATATTTTTCAAACCATTCTTTCGCTAACCTTTCGTATAGCGTCCTGTTCTTCCTGCTCGGATCGTCCTTGATCCGCTGTAAGCATTCCGGCAACGTCGCTTGCATTATGATAACTTCCGCCCGCAATTCATCGGCAACCGCCTTCATTTCCCGTGCGTCCGCAATAGTGGTTACAACAAACGCGCGTTCCCATTTCCCGCGCCGCTCCGCTATGATCTGATAAAGAAGTTCCCGAACCTCCAGCGCAACAGACAATACGGGCTTTCGGTCTGTATGCACGTTTCCCGCTTCGCCCGCTAATGCAGCGCAAATATAATCAAGGTCAACGACAAGATCGCATTCCCCTTTATGCTCCGCTACATAGGTTGTTTTCCCGCTCGCCGGACTGCCGCATATAAGAAACACATTCGCTTGCTTTATCAAGTTGCCCTCTTCATCGAAGGCAACCCCGTTCCGCCTTGCTTCACCGCCGCGCTTCTTCAAATCCTGCGCGTGTTCCTGTGCATGGCACTTTTCGCATACTGCTTTCAGATTATCCCAATTCAGCGTTATTTCCGGATTGTTCACGTTCCACGGCTTTATGTAGGTAATATGGTGGACTACGGAAGCCGCCCCGCCACAATCTTCGCAAATATAATGCTTACTCTGTAAATAAGCTTCGCGCGTCCTGCGCCATGCTGG